CTATGAGGCTGTGTTAAAAGAAGCGCAGGAGCTTGGATATGCAGAAGCAGACCCGACAGGTGATGTTGAGGGTTACGATGCTGCTTACAAAATAACAACCCTTGCAACAATTGCATTCGGTAAAAGAATTAAATTTGACAGGGTTTACCGTGAAGGTATCACGAAAATCCGTCCTGATGATATGAAGGCTGCAAGCGAGATGGGGTATAAAATAAAACTTATTGCATCTGCTGAATTACATCCGGACGGAAGGGCTGATGTTCGGGTTCATCCTATGCTTGTTCCGCATACCAAAACTCTGGCACACATAAACTATGTCACCAATGCAGTGAGTCTGACAGGACATCCTGTCGGTGATGTAACACTTTCCGGTCCGGGGGCGGGTGAATTTCCTACGGCGAGTTCTGTTGTCGGCGATCTTCTTGCTATTGCCTCAGAACTTGGAAAAACGGATTATCCGCTGCCGATGATGAGATGCCGCCATGAACAAAATGCTGAAATGATGGATATTTCCGAAACTGAAAATAAATATTACCTGTCCATAACGGCGCAAAATAATAAAGGTGTAATCGGGAAAATCGGAAAAGCCTGCGAAGAAAATAATATAAGTCTTGCCAGTATTGTGCAAAAAGAAGTTGCCCAAAACAAAGAAGCAAGGATTACTGTGATTACCGAAGTATGCCTTGAACGCGATATGCAGAATGTAATTTCTATTTTTAATTCTGACCCGTCGGTTATGCAGGTGGACAGCTTAATTAGAGTTCAAGTGTAGTAAAAAGGATAATTAACTGTCGATTTTTCGCAAATTCTAAATTCAAAAGGTTTAAAAATCTTAGGGTTAATTGTTATTATCGCTGTATTTCCTATATTCAGGGTTGTGCGAAGCCATTTTATCTGTAATTAGTCAAAATGTGTTATTGAAAATAAAAATATTTGTGGACTTACGATATCAGAAAAACCCGTTGATATTCAAAATATTGTGAAATTTGAAACCGGTATTACGCACAAGATGTTTGAACTCAATTCGTATACCAGTAATAGTAGTAAAAAACAAATTCAGTATCCTGTTTATGCAATCATGCAAAACGGAGTGCGGGTAATATTTTTTGATACTCCGTGGAGTAATGAATATCGGACAAGAGAAGAAGCCGAAGAGTTGAATAAATTAATCAAAGATAAAAATTCCATATATATAGATTATTGGCATAGCGGGCATTAACCCGTAAGGACGAAACCCTATAAACCGTACTCGTGTCATCCTGAATAGATACGGACATGTCATCCGGAACGGACATGTCATCCTGAACAGGCACGAGCAGAGGATGTAAGGCGGCTGGCGGGGCGGCGGCAGACCAAAAGGAACGACCAAAAACACAGGAAAAACCGAATATTTCACAAAAGCCCTGACAAAAGATGAAAAAGCCTACTTGGAGCAGTGCTTGATTGAATATCGGGCAAGATACTCCGAGTCTTGCTAATAAAAGACGATTATGCGTAAAGAGATTTTATAAAAAGTTTGATTGCTTCAACGAGTGTAATGACATCGACAGTTTCAAAAAGCGGTTTAATTTTTTTATCGAGAAATTCGAACTTTGTCCTATACTCCGCCCCATTATCAAAAAAAGAGAATTTATAAAGAGCCTTGAACGGTTCTTTTATTGTTATTACTAGGTTTGAGCCGTCATAAAAAAAGTTCGAACATAGCAATTTCAGCAAAAAGCGTTTTTTTTCGTTTTCCAACGTTTTGTAACGCCCCCAGAGGTTTTCCAAGAGTTCGAACATTTTTTCAAGGGTGTCTATAAAATCTCCGTTTGTTTTATTTAATGCAGAATATTCCAAACTTTTTTCTTCAATTTCAACTTCCCATTTTTTCTTTTTATCAAAATAAACATCTTCAGAAATTACTCCGTCAAGTTTATCATCATATAGTTTATTTAACCTCAATTTCAATTTTGTAATTTGTCCGCTTAATTGTGCCTGCTTTGCGGCATCAAATTTCAGTTGATAATCCCGCATATATCTCGTTTCTTCAACTATTTCTTTATATTTCTCTTCAGAAATAGTAAAATTCTGCAAGGTTTCCTTAATTATTGAATCAATGGACTCTTCTTTCCAATATTTCGGACATTTTGGACAATCTTTACAAGCGTAATGGCATCTGTAATAAATATAATCCCCGCTGTTATTTGCACCCTTGTGAACTTCACCAGTCAATAACCTGCCTGATTTTTCGCATTTTATAAGTCCTCTGTAAATGAATGAGTGTTTTTGGGTTTTGGGATTGTTCTTTTCGTTTCGGATTTTTAAAATATTCAAATACATTTCACTCGAAATCATCGGTTCATGATTTCCGTTATACCGAACTCCGTCAAAGTTAAATTTTCCTGTATAAAAAATAAGGTTATTTACAAGCGTATTTTCAATCAATTTCTTTGTACAGGGTTTAGGCTCTCTGACGGTTAAAAACGGTAACATCACAGGCACTTATACGAGTACAAACGGGCTTTCAAAAACAGATACAAAGAAAATCCGCACGTACATCTCCGGTGCAGACGAGGCTCAGAGGTTCGCAAAAGGTATCTGGAGACAGCAGGCAAAAAACCTTACATCCGGAATAATTAAAGATGCGATAATGCGCGATATTTCAGCCGGTTCTATTTTTGAAATCACAACACCGAAAGCCTCAAGCTGGAACGGCAAAGCGTTTGTGTCGCATATTCGTCAGGATTATGTAAGTTTGAGCTCAAAAATCTTCTTCAGAAAGGCGGCGCTGGCATGATTGATAAAGGAATAATATCCTCTTTTGAAACGGACACAGACAGAAACGGCGATATTTCAAAAGCAAGGGTTCTTCCGGTGTCCTCGCAGACAATGCCGACACGTCCGCTTGTAATTTCGTGGCACCTCAGAGGCGCAATGGGGAATTTGCAAGTCGGGGACGAGGTTTATTTTGCTTTGGCAGACGATTTGAGCGGGATAATTTTGGAACGCGCGGACGGCGAGTGGACGGGAACAATTCCCGGAGATGTAAAAATTACCGGTAATGCTGAAGCCGTTGACTTAAAAACAAGTGCTGTTGCTTCACAAAATGCTCACGTTCACGGGAACGGAAACGACGGAGCAGACACAACCGCGCCAAAGGGTTAAAAAATTAACCATATTGCTTAATTATTGCATCGTTAATAAGATGAGAAACAGATACATCTTGTTCTTCTGCAATATGTAACAATTTTAAATGAGTTGCTTTGGTTGTTCTAATGGCAATACGTCCTGTTGCTCGTTCTTCATCGATTATTTCAATCGGAAGATTATCTTCAATACATCCTTCAATGTGGAATTTTAAGGCTTCCTGAATATTCTTTGTTGCCTCATCCATTGTTTTGCCGTTAGAATAGCACATTAACCCTTTGACTCTTGCGGTGTAAGAATCTTCTTCGGGGCAATAATCAAATTCAAATTGCCAGGGTAATTTTAAATAATCTTTTAATTTTTTTTGATTTTTTTTATTCATGGTATTTCTCCCATAATTTTAAAATATCATTTACAGCATCTTTTGCTACGGGTTTGTGATTCGCGATAGTTAAAGCTAAATTATCTTTCCGGTATTGATGATGCGAACCTTTCACCCGTTTTAATACAAAACCAAGTTCAAATAACACTTTTTCACAGTCTTCAAATTTTTGACCTGCGTTAGTTTGTTTAAATTTTTGTATTATTTTTTCGATCTTGTTCATATTGTTATTATATAACATGACAAATTATTTGTCAAGGTATATCTTGACAATATTTAGAAATATAAAGGGAATTTTATGAAACAGGCTGAATGGAACGATATAACGTGGGGATCTTCCTCTAACCAGATGGCGCATATTTCAAATTTTACTATTTCGCAAAGAGTAAAAACGGAAGAACAGCAGGCTCAGAACGGCGAAAATAAGGTTACGATAAAAGGAATTGACTCTGAGGAGCTTACCGTAAGTTATATCGCGGGTTTTCCTGTCGGTTTGGATCCGAGAGGAGAGTTCGATATGTTTAAAAAGTGTGTCGGGATGCAGGATGAATTTCTTCTTGCGGGTTCTCCGATAAGCGATACCCGGTTTGAACTCGATGAAGTTGAGCTTGGAAATACGGTTTTATCCGATACGGGACGGGTTTTGAGCGGAGAAATAACGTTAAAATTCAATTCGGAAAAAGATCCGTCGTCAAAAGGCGGTAAAGGAAAGAAAAAATCGGCCAAAAAAGGCAAGGGTAAGAAAAAATCCGGGTCATTGACTCTTGCGCCGTCAATTCTTGCCGGCATGAAAGGTTAAGGAGGCATTTATGAAGTCGAAAGATAACGGAACACCGCAGCAGTGTATCGCAAATCTGCTGAATTTGTGGCAGTACGAGGTGCCTTACGCAAGGTTAAAGGGAATGCCGCCGGATATTATCGACCTGCCGGAAGATGAGGCGGAAACACTCGGCAAAAATCACGCAACGTGGCTTATTTCAAACTACGAGCCGAGAGTTTCGATAAACGATATAAGCGTTGAATTTACGGATGAGGGCAGAATGATTATTACCCCCGATGTTACAGTTGTCAGTTAGGAGAGGATATGGCGAATTTAGATTTAATTGTCGTGGATGATTTGGAAGTTCACGATGCAGTCGTGGATTATATTGAAAAGAATTTGGATGAAACGCTTTATGCCGGTGATGAACGCAAAATTTTTGCAGAAATAATGACTGCATGGACGGTTGATTTTTGCGAAAAACTGAACGAGCAGTTTAACCAGCGGTTTGCGCAGTATGCGCACGGCACAATACTTGATGCTCACGGAGAAAATGAAAACTGTACGAGATTATCCGCTGTAAAAGCAACTTCAACCGAAAGATTTTCTCTTAATACAGCGCTTGATTTTAATGTGGTTATTCCTGCCGGAACGAGAGTAACGGCAGATAATGAAAAATATTTTGCAACCGATTCGGTTGCGGTAATTATGGCGGGCAAAACTTATGTCGACACTGCAATTTCCGCAGTTGAAGGCGGCGAGAATTATAACGGCTATACTGCGGGGCAAATTAACAAGCTGGTTGATATGGTTGAGTATGTCGCATCGGTCAAAAATCTCACGGACACATCCGGCGGAGATGACGGAGAGCCTTATCCTGAAGATGACGGCGGAATCGGCGACGAAAAATATTATGAAAGGATAAAACTTGCTAAAAGTTCAAAATCCACGGCAGGGGCTGAAACTTTGTACGAATATTATGCAAAATCCGCCGATGCAAGTATATCGGATGTTCAGGTAACATCACCCGAAGCCGGAAAAATCAAACTGATTGTGTCATGCTCTGACGGGACAGTGCCTTCTGCTGACGTTTTGGCAAAAGTTCTTGAAGTTTGCTCTGCAAAAAATGTACGTCCGTTAGGCGACAGCGTGTCGGCGGTCGGAGTTTCCCAGATAACTTACGATATTGAGCTTAAATATTATACAACCGAAGATGAAGAAGATGCGGTTGTTGAAGAAATTGAGGGAACAGGCGGAGCGATTGAGAGATTTAACGCTTGGCAAAGTGAACAGATTGGCAAAACTATCAATCCTGACAGGCTCAGGGCTGAAATTCTTAAATCAGATACAAAAACAGTCGGCGCGGATTACGTCGAAATTACAAAACCTGTTTATACTGTGCTGACTAATGCCCAGATTGCGAAATGGAGCGGTAAAATGACCGTTACCCATTCGACATCGGCGCCTGAGGGGAGCTCATAATGAAACTTAAAGATGTTGATTTAACAAAAATGCTGCCGTCTTTCATGAAAAATGACAAATTTGACGTACTTTTGGCTGAAGGACTTTCAAACGTTTTTAAAAAAATGGGGGACGGGTGCGAGAAAGTCGTTATAATAGGACAGATTGACAGGCTGAATGAGGATGAACTTGACCAGCTCGCCGAAGATATGAACATTTTTTGGTATTCGGTAAATGCAGATATTGAGATAAAGCGGCAGTTGATTAAGGATGCGAACCTTGTATTCTCAACGCTTGGCACAGTGTGGGCGGTAGAAATGGTAATTAACCAATATTTACCGAATACGGAGCTGCAAGAGTGGTTCGATTATGACGGCGATCCGCATTATTTCCGTTTAACAACAAACGACACCTCGATTTTAAGCTCTGATATTGCAAGTTTTTTGGACATTTTAGAAAAAGTTAAAAGAAAAAGCCAGTGGCTGGAAGATATTATTTTACAATTGAGAGCAAGAGGGCAGTTATATCCCGGGTTTGCAGTGCTGGAAAAATCCACCGACACAATAACGTTTAAAACGTCTGCTTAAAAAGGAAGGTAATTATGACAGAACAGTACGTAAAATATACCCTGACAAACGAGGGTGCAAAAATAATGGCTAAAATCGTGTCCGGAACGGCGGTTACATTCAAAAGAATTGCAATCGGGGACGGTTACGACTACGACACTGACAATTTTGCCGCAAGAACAAGCCTTGTAAACGAGGTTTTGAGCCTGACCAGCTTAACTATGCTGATTGAGGACGATACGACCGTAACCTTTACGGGTAAATTCTCCCAAAGTCAGCTCGAAAATTCTTTCTGGTACAGAGAAATCGGACTTTATGTCGTTGATCCGTCAGACTCAACAAAGGAAATTTTATACGCTTACGGAAACCGCAACGACAAGGCAGAATACATAACGCCCGCCGTTGATGATTACGAGATATTAAAAGAGCTGAAACTCTATACGGTAGTCGGCACATCCGCAAACGTCCACATTAACGCATCAGAAAGCCTTTGTTCTGTTGTCGAATTTGCGGCGGCGGACTGGACTTATGACAGCTCGCTGGCGCTTTATACCTTAAATCTCGGGGAAATTAACGAGAGCTTTAAAGTTTTCAAAACCACAAGCACGGGTAAACAGGATACGGCGCTTGTTGATATCGTCAGAAATTCAAGCAATATAACGACATTGAGAGCATTGGCGGCATTCGCGGGCTGCGTGTTAACCGCGTAGCGCAAGCGAGCAGAGGGCGGACGGTCAAGGCGGTGAGCCTTGCCGGTAGCCCCGTTTAATGCGAGTGAAGCAAGACAGCGGATTTTGGCAAGGCTGAGCGTTAGCGAACGCTGTCCCTGTGAACAACCTGACGGAGCGACATTTAGCGAACAGCGAAATAAAGCGGAGTGTAAAGGTTGCGAACCGCCAATAATCCAAGACAGCGAACAATCCAAAACGAAAGGAGTAAAAAATGACAATAAATAACGTAACCGGCACGGAATGTCCGACCGATATTGCAAAACTTTTGCAGGCACTAATCGACCAAAAATCGACCATTGATTTGGATAACTTATCGAGTACCGGAGAGGCAAAATTCACTGCTTTGCAAAATGCCATAAATACAAACAGCAGCAGCATTACAACCATAAATAAAACCCTCGCAACTAAGCTCTCTGCGGAGGTATCAAAAGCCCAAAACGGATACATCAAATTTAGTAATGGTGTAATGATGCAATGGGGATTGCAGGCTAATACTCAATACGATTCCTACATAGAATATTTCCCTACGGCATTTACATCAACCAATTATTCTGTTGTTATAACAGACTGGGTAGCAACAAGTGCTTCAGTAAGAACCTATCCTGTGTCGGTAAATCCGGTGGAATTTACAAAATCATCTTTCAGAGCATGGTTTCCTATCGGAGTTAACCGTGGATTTATCTGGATAGCAATCGGTTGCTAACTCACAAGTCTTAGTAATGGACTGATAATTCAGTGGGGAATGGGGCTCACAGATGACGACGGAACGGCGCGCATAACCCTGCCGACAAGTTTTACAAATAAAAATTATGCTGTCGGGGCAATACATTCGGGCGATGCAATCGCAGTTTACTCAATAAACGCCGGTTACAAAGGTGTTAACTTTTTGCCTATACTAGTGCAAAATTACGCATCGGGCCAAACAGACAAAAACTGGACAATATTATATATTGCCATTGGCTATTAATACACAAGTCTTAGTAATGGGCTGATAATTCAGTGGGGAATAGCTCCCTTGGCGGGTACGAATACAATTTTAACTTTGCCTCTTGCTTATACGACTCATCCTGTTAGTCAGGTAAGTGTATATGCTCCTGATGCCGCCTATACGATTGTGTTGGACACTGACAATACTAATCCTTTGACTCAAATACGATTTATTCAGAATTCTTCAGGTTTATCTGTCTCTTGGCTTTCCATAGGTTACTAACTCACAAGACTTAGTAACAGCAATCTTATTATAGCCTGGGGCGAAATGTTCAATGCAAATGACGGTGCAGTCATTACTATGCCTCTTTACGGAGCCTGGTATCAAATTGTGCTGTCGGATATGGGACATGGCTCAACGTTTGGAGCTAACCCTGCGAGTAATACAACTTGCACCCTGAATACTTCAAATACAAACATAAATATCCGTTGGATAGCAATCGGCCGGAGTATTTAATAACCTATTGCAATCCACTTACAACTCGGACCCGTTTGGGAAGATGTTCTCATCATACAGCATGAGGCGCTTCGGTGCGCCCAGAGCGTACCTTTTATAAAATCATCAAAGTTGCTGTCATCAAGATCTCCGATTGCAACGCAAACATAGTTTGTTGTAGTGAAACTCACCGGAAAAGTGATAGAACAGGCATAATTATTTACGCTCGCGATGCCCCATTGCAAACTCACCAAATTACTAAGACTTGTGAGTTAATAACCGATGGAAACCCAAAAAAATGTACGATAGCTAGTTGATGATGTTTCTGGAATAAATCCGGAAATAGTATAGTTATTTGTGATAGTTGTTATAAAATGGTCGCCAGAATAATTTATACTTGTTAATACGGGGATAGCAAATTTTTTAAAACTTATCGGATAAGATACCGCCTTCTGTTGTCCGTCAGGGTAAACAATATTTGTTCCCCACTGAAGAATTACATTATTACTAATGTTTGTGAGTTATCCTTTACCGACCGCAATAATACAAATTGTGTCAGAGTTATTATTAAGTTTATCTATCTGCCCGCCAATTGAAGTCCTATTGTGGACTGCTACTGGTACTTCCGGATTGCTGCTTAATACTGCGGCACTGTATAACGATGAAAAACTTCTCGGCCAGTTAAATGATAAATTTGTTACATATTCAACCGCTCCAAAGTTTATCCACTGAAAAATAATGCCATTACTAAGACTTGTGAGTTTAAAAATTAAAAAGAAAGGAGATATATTTATGAATTTTTATTACGGAATGGTAGATCAGGAAAACAAATCCTGGGGATTTGTTGAAGAAACGGATCCGAGAGTTACATCAGATATGATTTTCGTTAAATATGACTATTGGCAGCAGTTATTAGACGAACAATCTTCCGGAAAAGAAATCGTTTCCGACGGCACAAGAGTTTTCACAGCCGCTCCGGGCAAATATTACACCGATGCAAACGGTGTCTGGCATGAAAAATCCGATGATGAATTTGCTGCGGAAAAAACCGCAAAAAGAGAAGAAAATTTCAAAAATGACTTTTTTTATATTGAAAATTACGGTTGGTACAGGAAAACCCCGAAGGGTTATGCCTCTGCGGTTGAATCGGTTAATACGGCGTTTAACGCTGTATCTGTCGTTGGAACGCTTCCGGCAGGAAGTTTAATATTTTATACGGCGCCGGATTTCACGGACGAAACCCAATGCACCGATGAATGGCTTATCGCACATCAAATCAAAAGCGAAGCAATGGATGCAGCGGCTTTCGGAACATTCTATGCCGCATTTATTACAGCCTGGAACTCACAGGAACACGCTTCATAAAAATATTACAAACTATAGGAGAAAACCTATAAAATGCCGATTTTATTAAGTAATGAAAGGACAGAAAAAATGAAATTTATTGAAAACATTATCGAAAAAATTATTGTAAACAAAATTAAATCAATCGACTTTGAAGAGTTGGTGTCTGATTTTATTGAGGTACACAAAAATGAAATCGAAGAAGCAATCAAAAAGCTGGTTAAAGAAGCTGTTACAGGGCTTATTGAAAAGGTGCAGTAAATTTTATATCTTGCCGACTTTTCACGAAGGCCGCCCGACAGGCGCAAAGTTTAAAATTGAATGGAAATTTTAATCCGGCTGATCCTTTGAAAAACGGAGTGCATATCAAGGCCGTTGGTATACCAGAAGGTGCGAAGTACAAGCGCCAAGCCCATCTTAAGAGGCACACAGGCTCATCACCTGTTATTTGGGTAAAGCACAAAGTCCGGTCAGCTTTTGTGAAAGAGGACACAATGGGCGGGCGATGACCGCCATCCTCTATTTTTGGAGATTATAACTATGGGAAAATTTTTAACATCACCGGCAGCAATTAAACAATTTTCAAAAGGCTTGTATAAAGTCTTAAGCAATGAACTGTACAAGGATGATGACGGGTTTATCTACCTTGTGCCGCGCGGATTCCAAACAGACAATTTTACATGGATTAATTCAAGCAAGTGGGATATTCGCTGTTCGCATTTTCACGATGTCGGGTGCAAATATCATCAGGTTTTGAAATTGAAATGGTACGTAACTGAAGATTATTTGCGCAAGCACCGCCTTTTGCGCGTGTATAATAGTGAAATTATTTGCGAAGATATTCCGGTTACGCTGCTGCAAATTGAAAACGTATCGGGCCGCTGGATTAATAATATGTTTTACAGACTCTTAAAATCCGCCGACTGCCCGCCGACACCAAAATACATACAACTATTGTACCGTGCCGGAGTGGCATTTAATATAAACTGGTTTAAAACCGGCAAGGAAAAAATTTATTTTAAAAATTTGTATGAGGAGTAAAATGGGAAAAGAATTAATGTTCAGCGTGGCGCTGCAAGTTATCAGCATCGCTTTTTTTGCGGGAATTTATGTTGCGACGGTTCGGTTCCAGAGGGAACTAATCGAAAAACTTGAAAAAAATTTTGAAAAATCAATTGAGGAAATTAAACAAAATTTTCACGAAAAATTTGAAATTTTAGACAAAAAACAGGATAAACATAACAATATTATCGAACGTACTTATTGCAGCGAGCGTGATATTTCGGTTATAAAAGAGCAAATAAAAGTTGGCAATCACCGTATAGAAGACTTGGAGAAAAAATATGCACACATCGAATGAGGGAATTAACTTAATAAAAAACTTCGAGGGCTGCCGGCTTACTGCTTATAAATGCCCAGCCGGTGTATGGACTATCGGCTACGGACACACCGCCGGTGTTAAATCCGGCATGAAAATTACGCAGGAGGAAGCGGATGCTTATTTGCGTTCGGATTTAATCAAATTTGAGCAATATGTTGCAAAAACAGGCTTATGTTTAACCCAAAACCAGTTTGATGTACTTGTAAGTTTTACTTACAACTTAGGAAACGGCTGTCTGCAAACTTTAATCAAAAATCGAAATCTGAGCCAGATAGCAGAGGCATTATTGCTTTACAACCGTGCAAACGGTAAAGTTATCGAAGGGTTAACAAAACGCCGCAAAATGGAGCGGGAAATGTTTTTGACGGGCATGTTTGCCGGAACTACATATAAGGTTACGGCAAGTGCTTTAAATGTGAGAAAAGGTCCGGGAACGAATTACGCAATTTGCTGCTCGGTTGCGCAGGGTACAGTCCTGAGGATTTTTGGCGAAACCGCCGGCTGGGGTCAACTCGCAAGCGGTAATTATGTTTCAATGCAATACCTTAAAAAATACTAAGAATTACCACAAAACCACTAATTCTTTTTCATATAAAGCTCCTTTCTTTTTGGAAAACGACACAAACCCGCTGTTTATTATTAGGCAGCGGGTTTATTTTTTTTTTGCGTTTGTTGTTTAAAAACTTATAATTAAACAATGTAACAATATCTTTACAATTACCTGTATTTATTGTTTAAATACTTGACAATAAACTATAAATATATTATAATAAAGGTATAGAGAACGTTGATAATTAAATAAAGGGTATTGCATAACCTAACAAGGCAAAGAAAGGAGGCAGCCTATGTTAGTTCAACTAACCACCGAAGAGCTTATAATCATAATATTGATTATAAGCACCCTTGCAAAATAGGTGGGAGGGCATTAAGAGTCGGGGGCAACCGGCTCGCCCTTTATTTTTATTTTAAACGATTTTCAAAAAAATTCAAGTGTAATATTAAAAAAGTTTAAGAAAGGACAAAAATATGGCAGAAGAATATATAAAAGGTTCCGGGAAAGGAAAAGGCGGCTGGCGGGGCGGCGGCAGACCAAAAGGAACGACCAAAAACACAGGAAAAACCGAATATTTCACAAAAGCCCTGACAAAAGATGAAAAAGCCTACTTGGAGC